TGTTTGGTGATGGCGACCATCGGCGTTGTTGCTTCTGAATTATTCATAGTGCGACGGGCACTAGTCCCGTTTCGGTCCTTTAGACCTCTTCAGACAACTGACTAATCTCTTGCAAGAGAGACAGAATGCGGGGTACTTCAAAAACTTCTTCGAAAGTTCCGGTATAGTTTCGGTTTCTGTGGTTCCATTCTCTAGATATACCATCCTTAATTGAAGAAATCAATGCGGTGGCCAATGGCCCCACAGAGAGAATTGGACCGGGAACACGGGACAGGCCATCAAGGGCCAATTTACCTTCTTCGGAAGTTTGTAATCCTAAAGAAGTGTTGACCACATGAGTCACAGACTTGACTGCATCTTCAAAAAGCAAGCTATTGTCTTGCCGCCAATTGCCACTTATTCTACCCATTCCCGTATGGGTTAATGTGGCAGGGCGGCCTAACATTCCTGAGGCAGCTTCTGAAGCCACATTGGCCCTAAACACAGGACGGAGATTGCTTATGAAAACATCTGCACACCGAACAATGTCTTTCCAGTCTTCCCTTGATGCCGTTTCTTGTGGAAAACCCAGCAAAGAACACAAGCTGTGAGAATCGAAGTGGTTTACCAAACTAGGTGGAACACCACTCTGAAGAAGAGACTTCCAAGAAGACTCGGACAAGCGAACTGGGACATCCACAGTGGGCAACGTGACTGGAGGGTTGTATTGAAAAGCCAATCCATTACATGTGCGGCCCACCCGACCTCGCCTCTGTGCGGATGTCTGAGCCGACAGAGCAAAACGTCCCATTGCTCCATGATATTCCCACCCAGGAAAATGGATTTCATGGAGATCTGGAATGGTGACACCAACATCAATGACATTGGTGCACACAAAAATTTGACAACGCGGGTCAATGGTGCGAGAGGTCTTGGATGAAAGAACCTGGCATTCCCTATTTGCAAGGGTGGCTATTGAATCAGCCATTTCAGGAGTGTCAACAATAATTGCCATCCTAGTCCTAGGGTGGCAATTAGCTACCAGATCGCGGGCTTTTTGCATCCAGGCCGACAAGTACTCAACTTTATTCAAGTTTATGATCCGAGAATCAACTGTCCAAATAGAAGCAACTGGCAGGTCTATGACGGTTTTAACTTTTGCCATAATTTTATCCGTTGGAGTGGCGGTTGTGTAGACCAGCCCAACAGGCAAAGAGTGCAAAATTTCTTTTACCAGCCGGTAAGCATCTTCCTCAATGTGTGCCTCATCCAGCACAAAGAGAAAGTCTTTTGTGACTAGATGCATTCTGGCCAACAAGGACTCTGGGGTGATGTACCAGACCCGGGCGGATTCCTTGAAATCTTCTCCGAGGGTTCCAGCAGTGCAATCGAGACCATATGTAGAAGTCATATAATCCCGCAAACCCACTGCAAGCAGGGACCTTGGCTCAACCACCACTACCTTTTGGAAACCAATGGCAGCATGGCAAGCCAAATGGTAAATAAGTCCAGTGGACTTGCCCGTACCAGTAGGTGCAGTGATTAATAAAGGAGAATGGGCCTTAAAATCAACTGCAAACAAAGGGTCAAGTTCGTTGTAGTTAGAAGGCACTGCCATCCAAATGGTTGACATGACCAAATTCCAGGCATAATCAAAAATGACTGAGAATTCGGGCAGATGAACACCCTTAACTAAAAGAAACCAATCGGGAACGTGCACAATGAGCCCAAGCAATGCGGCCACAAGGACTTTATCAAGGGCAGGATCTACTCGTGGAAAGTCCCGGTGCACATATCCATTTACTAGGAATTGCAAATTTGAAATGCGGCGGACTAGAAATTCGCCCATTCTGAGAGTTCCGAACTTCGGACCCCACTTGCAATAACTGGTAAAGAGCCAGTGCCTCACCAGGAGAGATGACCAATTTGACCTGGAAGTTCCAGGCACACAGACATCAGTGTCTAGCCAAGAATAGACAGACCCCCTCAGGGCCCAGTTTAACATACCACTTGTCGGAGTACCATTGGTTGAGGCTATGAAGTCAACCACCCAAACTAGAAGAGGGGCCAACTGAGACTGAAAAGCACGGCTAAAACCCATATTGAAAACAACTGGATTGAGCAGATCTGGTACTTGAGACAGAGCGGCCAAGACATAATCACCAAGTGTGGGCACCCCATATTGAACCAATGACCCATCATTAACCAAAAGGGAATCAGGGTCGGGATCCGGGTGAAAAGGCTGAGCTGAAGGATTGTACCACATCCTCAGCACTTGAGTGTAAGAAGGCACCTTAAGCTTTGATGCCACTAGGGCCTTCTTGAGCCAAGATGACTCGAGGGCGGTGCAAATTCCATCATAAACATCTTTGTGATGTGCAGTCAGAGTTATATAGGACAGCAACCTCTTGACCTGGTAGTTGGGGTTTGCATTTTTGACAGGGGCCACCAACTTGCCAACTAACTTAGCCTTATTATGCCAGACGGCATAGGTTCGGAGAGCAACACCGTGTACTCGCATTTCAGCCGCCAGTGTGTTTGAAACACGGGCACACCTCTTGGAAAGGAATTCGCATTCAGCCAGAGGTTTAACTTCCAAATTGTTAGTCACACCCCATCGGGACATAACCCTCTTGATGTTGCGAGGATTCCAGGCGCGAGGTCTGGAATTGGCAATTGACAAAAGGTGGTCGTCCCCATAACAGGACAACTCATTAAAGAAAAGGAATTCAC